TAGGTACCATTAAGGGGGGTGTTTCCTATATTGAGGGGGGTGGGGTGCGAGGTGCGCGTATACAGAAAAAGAGGGGGTGGGGTACGTCTTGCGACCAAGGTAAGTCATTGATTTTATTAGAGTTGTTGTTTTGGGTTTGTCAAAGTGTGGGGTCTGTTGTGCATATTATTATGTATATAGTGGCTATGGAACCATCTGAGATAAGGGGGCATAGGGGGGTAGTAGGGGGTCTATTTGTTGCGGATCTATCTAATTGTGGTACATTAAACCCAAGTCGAGCGAGATCGTTCGGCCCGAGCGTACGGCTACCGTACGTTGTCTATTACTTTTATTAGGAGAACGCCATCATGGCCAAAACTGTAAAGACTGAAACAAACGAAACCCCTTCTATTCTGGATTGCGCTCGCGCTGCGCTAGAAGCTGAAAGCAATGCTTCCAATCAGCGTCTCGAATTGGAGGGGGAACTGTGGGATGTAACCGAAAAGCAGTATAGCGCCTATGCTATGCTTGCTGAGGTTATCGATACCGCTGCCCCCGCTACTCCGCTAGTCGCTAGCGATGCAACCATTCGAGACTTGGGGAAGTTTGTCGAAAACTATGGACAGCACCCCACGTTTAAAGATAACCCGGTTGTGCATTTCCAGAATGCAATGTCCGCGAATGCTGATCTTGAAGCTGCGCACACTGAATCGGGGCATGATCGAGCATTCCGCCAGTGGAAACAGAGCGTTATGCAGAATACTGCATATTGGGCTGGGAAGGCTGGCTGGACTGAGCGCGGTCGAGCTGCTGCTGAGGAATTGGGTTTAACTAAGGGCGATGCAATTATTAATCCTACGCTGGACCCTGAAGCCATAAAGGCCGAGGAGAAAAAGGCCGAGAAAAAAGCTGAGGCTAAAAAGGCGCGTGACGCCTATAAGGCAATGCCTATGGGCGAACAGATAGCGCAGGATATGCAGGCTTTGCATAATCGCCTGACTGTTTACCATAATGCTCTGCTGGATGCAGAAGGTATCGCTGATGTAACTGCTGATGCAGCTTTGACCCTTGTGAACGTAGTGCGCGAAAACCTGAGTGACTTGCAGGATATGATGGACCACACCCCTGCATTCGATGGCACGATCAAGATCAAGTAACCATCTCGAGCGTACGGCTACCGTACGCTCTACCCCTCGCCCCTCGGCTCCGGCCGGGGGGCTTTTTTTGTGCCCGCGAAAAATGCACCTTGTGCCGCGCATCGCGCCAAAAAATTTGGTGATAGTAGTGGAAGCGAGCGGGTCAGCCACTCGAAAGATGCGAGGTGATAGTACCGATGGAGCTACTGCGCCATCTTATTTCTAAAGAATATATAAGAAGGTGATAGTACCGGTGGAGTTACTGCGCCAGACAGCGTACGGCTGCCGTACGGTGTAATGTTACGTTTTAATCCTAATGTTACGTTTTAATCCTAATGTTATGTTTAATGTTACGCGCTAAGTACATGAAACGCATAGAAAAAGAGCCTTTTGTGTAATGTTATGCGGAAAAAAGGACATACGCATATTTCTTCTCTTCTTTTCCCCTCTTATTGCAGTGAACAGGCTGATTAAAATAAACGCTAAAAGGGTATATATTTCTCTAAATCTCATAACAATATAACAATACATACAACTACACCTCTACACCCCGCTGTTTCTGGGCACTTCAGAAAAAAACCTATTGTTACGTCCCCCATAACATTAAACCCTATTTTTATAACAATATAACAATACCAAGTGTAATGTTACGTCCACTTGACAAGGTAGGGCTATTTGTGGTACAATAAGGACAGTGGGAATTCGCCCACGGGACACGCTCGCGTACGGCAGCCGTACGCTGACAACGATGGAGAACGACATGAACGAATTAAAAAAGAAGCTAGTCTTACATGTACGCAACTATGCAGAAGAACATTACGAAGATGGCGGTTGGGATGTCATCGTTGAGTGTTGGACTGACGAGGATATTTACAAGCACCTGTTTGACGACCGCGACTATGGCGAGGATGAACCGTACCTCAAACCATCGACACCGGAGAAAGCAATCAGAGCATTCGATGGTCTTATTGACATCTGGTCAGACCGTCAGGCTGACGCTGCCTATTACCGAGATAACTACTAATCAGCGTACGGCAGCCGTACATAAGGACAACGCTATGAATTGCATCAAATGCAACAAGTATTACTCTCGCGCCCGTTACCTTCTGGGCAAACTGACTTGCCTAGAGTGCGGTGAATCCGCAGCCAGTGAGGAGCGCATGGGCTGGTGTGTCGCACAAGAGTACAACAAGGGCGCGTACCAGTTGATAACCGACCCGGCTACGCTCAAGCAAACAAACCCTAAACGTACAACTTAAGAACAACGCACAACTTAAGAACAACTAGGTTGAAGGAGAACAACAATGAGGATGAAAAGAAGTAATCACACTGTAGGCGAAGTGTACAAGACACCAAACATACACGACCCGCACGAGCAGTATGTGTGGGCAGATGATGACCTACCTTGGTGGGTGCGCGTGCTGTATGGCGTGGCTTTTCTGGGATTGCTGGCAGCCCTAACAGTCTTTGGACTACTACTGTAGGAGTAAAGCTATGACCGGACAAAAGAAAGAACCCTACGAGAAACCCACACTTGAGGCGTGGCAGGACTGGGGCGAGCAAGCTAAGCAGGATTGGGAGCTAACTGCCCACGTCCCTGCGGTAGAGAAAATAACGCTAGCCGACCTGCTAGCAGACTACGACTCCGCTGTGCTTAGGCAGTGGTTACGCGAGCAGGAGCAACAGGAACAGCAGCAAGAGCTGCCAGACAAACCACAAACCAACGAGAAATAACCTAGAACATCTAGGTTGAGGAGAAAGAGAATGTTTGGAAGTTACACGGATATACCGGGGCTACACACCTATGAGCAGGCGCTTGAGCATCACGACTCGATCAAGCCAATACGGGGAACGCACATACGCCCGATCATTGCCACCACCAACGGCAGACGTCGAAAGCACTTGCAGATACTAAAGCAGAGCGACGGCAGCATAGCGTGCAGGCTGTATGGCACCAACGTGCTGACCTACCTACCTGACGGGGAGTTTCACTTCACAAACGGCGGTTACGCCACAAACTCAACGCACCAGTTTGCTACGGCCCTGCTGAACAGATGGGGAAGCTATAGATACAGGTGCTACTTCAGTAGCCACAAGGGCCAGACCACCGCCACTGTACGCAGCAAAACCGTGGTGGTTGGGGACGGTGAGGTACTCAAGCTTAAGTATGACAAAGACACGGGCTTTGACTTCATCGACCCGCCGAAAATGTACGCGTATTACCTGAAGCGTGCCCCGATGGGGATGCGGCGCAAAGAGATCGAACCATTCACGAAGTACGTGCTAGCACTAGCGAAGTTAGTGGACCCGCAACAGTACGACCAAGGGCGCTACCGACTAACAGCAGAGGAACTCTATCAAATGGTGCGTAATAACGAGGAGTGGCATGACGCTGCCGACTTCCTGCTACGCCAGTGCTGCACTATGCGGGGAGATTGGACAAACAGGTTTTTATCCATACTACCCAAGGACGTAAAGAACCTGCTCGATGACATGCTCAAGTATGTGCACTGCGAAGATTTGTTTGAACGAAGAGAGGTTGATAAGCCGAACACCAATGATAACGAAACATATATGACCGGGGCGGGGACGTACCTATGAAAACTCTTGTGCGAGCAAAGACTCAGTGTCCTGTAGATACTGGAGAAGTAGTAAGGGATAACAGGGGACGGCGTTACTACGTGTCGCACGTCCATAACAATAAAGTAGCAGTGGTTTCAATGGACGGGAGGAATCTGCACATGACCGCAGCACCACAGGTGTTTGGCTGCTACTTGACAAACTAGACTAATTGTGATACAATTAGAGAGTGGGAATTTAACTTTTTTAACCAACTGCGTACGGCTGCCGTACGCTCAACAACCAAAGAGAACGTAACAATGAATGAGATTCAAACAGTAACACTTCAACAAGCAATTAGCCTGATCGTCAACAACCCCAAGACGCGCTTCATACTGCGGGGTGAGCCGGGTGTCGGCAAGACTAGCATCGCTGAAGAGATTGCACGTATCGCTGGCTTGCCACTGTGCATGGTGGACGTGCCCAACCTTGATCTAGGTGATGTGTGTATGCCTGTGATCGACCACGAGAACGGCGTGACCCGCTACTACCCCAATGCTCGGTTCGGTATACATACTGGCGAACCAGTAATGATGTGTCTCGACGAGTTTACCAAGGGCGTAGAGCCAGTGAAGAACATGCTTCACCCTATGCTAGAAGTATCTAACCCTAGACTCGGCGACCTACCGATACCCGAGGGCAGCATCATTTACCTGACGGGTAACCTCGATACCGATGGCGTGGGCGATGGGCTGGCCCAACATACCAGACAGCGCATCATCGAGCTGATTGTGCGTAAACCAGACCATGAAATATGGACACCTTGGGCTGTGAATAATGCCATCGAGCCACTACTTATTGCATGGGTAAACCGGTATCCCTACTGCCTAGCATCCTACCTCGATGGCGTGAAGAACGAGTTTATCTTCCATCCGTCTAGCCCGCAGGACAATGTGGTATCCCCACGTGTACTAGAAATTGCCAGTGGAATTATTAAGAACCGAGCACACTACGATGAAGATGCGCTTATGGCTGCGCTAACAGGTGCAGGTGGTGCGGCATTTGCGGCCAGTGTTGTGTCATTCATCCGGTTCCAAGAATCATTACCTCCAATCAAAGCTGTGATCGAGCAACCTGATGTGGCTGTTGTGCCCCATGACCCCGGTGCCCGTGCGGTGATGACATTCGGTCTGCTTGAGCATGTGGAGAAGGACACCCTGACTAACATACTCAAGTACCTGCGTCGCATGGAAGAAGAGTGGCAGGTGGTGTTCTGTGTGGCACTGGCCCGACACGAGCGCAAGAAAGCAATCGCCTTCGCAAACCGAGAGTTTGCACTGTGGGCGGCTGATAACGAGGACTTACTGTAAGCGTACGGCTACCGTACGCAAAGAGGAAAGAGAAATGAAAGTAGAACGTAAATTCAAAGCCATCAAGATCGGGCTTATGCGATCCGAGCAGTTTGGTCTGCTGCGTGGTGTTGCCATGCACGGCAAGACTATTCTGACTACTGACGTACGCACAGCGGCTACTGATGGTCGGGACTGTTGGTTCAACCCGGACTTCCTGTTCAACAAGATCAGCAACGGGGACAAGGGCGTTGCCTATGTCATGGTGCACGAGTGGTTGCACAAGGCGGGTATGCACTTGGTGACGTACCAAAATCTCAAGGAACGTAACCCAATGCTAACCAACATGTCGGCAGACTATTGGAACAATGACAAGATCGAACTTGCCGACCCCAACCATCTGTTGACCGAGATGCCGCAAAATGCGGACGGGAAGCCCATTGGCTTGCATGACATCAAGTATCGAGACTGGACCATCAAGCGCATCTTCAACGACCTGCTAGAGAATAACGAAGGTGGTGAAAATGACGATGGAAATGTCGACTATGGCAAAGGCGGGGGTGGCAACCCGCCTAGCTTCGATGAACACGACTGGGATGGAGCCAAGGAACTAACCAAGGAACAGGCCAAGGAACTCAAGAAGGATGTGACCGAAGCTATACGCCAAGGTATTCATGCGGGTAAACGAGCAGGTGCAGGTGGACTACGTGATGCACTGGGGCTTGAAGAACTTATCACGCCCAAGGTGGACTGGCGCGATGCACTGCGAATGTTTATGAACTCGACGTGTCGAAAGAAGGAACGCTCTTCATGGCGTAGACCAAACCGCAGGTATCTGCATCAAGACATTATTATGCCTACGCTAGAAGGTAACAGCATCAACGAGGTGGTGTTTGCGCGGGACACGTCCGGTTCGATGTGGGGGGACCGCATGACTAAGGTCACCAGTGAGATGGTAGGTCTGGCGCAGAACCTGAACATCGACAAGATACATGTGATCGACTGGGATGGTGAGGTTGAGAATCACGAGATATACAACAGTGACACTTTCAAGAACGCGCCAGAGCTACGCACTGCACATGGTGGTGGAGGTACCGACCCTACGTGTGTCTCTGACTACTTGAGTAAGAACAACATCAAGCCAGACTGTGTGGTGATGTTGACCGATGGTGAGATTGGCAGTTGGGGCAACTGGACTAGTCCGGTGCTCTGGGCAATCGCAAACAACAAAAACATAACCGCCCCTATGGGCAAAACAATCAACATTGATTAGCGTACGGCTGCCGTACGCAAAGAGGAAAGAGAATGAGTATAGCTAACAGTGCAGTATTGGTACGTCTAAACATTAGTGTGTGGGGTGCAAGTAAGCGCAACAAAGACCTAGAAAGTGAGGTCGCTGCGGGTAAGAACGCAGACCCAAGGGCGATGCGCATGTACGACAACCTGATGGTCGGTTCAACCGGCCACAAGGATATACAGAAACATGCAGCGCAATCGCGTCTATGGCACAACACCATGACGCTACCGTGGGATGAACGCGGGTACAGGCTTTGTCCTACTAGTCTATTCCTAGACTACAAGTCGCAGCACAATCTGAAGCAGGCTACGTTTAGTAGCATGGTAGATACATTCCGAGTTAAGTATTGGAGCTATCGTGAAACTGCTAAGGACTATCGTGGTGACATATTCAACGAGAATGACTACCCACCAGTGCATGAGGTGATGGATAAGTTTGCATGGAACTTTGTTGTTGCTCCTGTACCTGAGTCTGGTCACCTGTGCATTGATCTACCCGCACAAGAGATGGAAGAACTCAAGGCCACGTGCGATCAGGAAGTTGAACGTAAGGTAATGGAAGCCGCCAAGGAAAATGACAAGCGACTACTCAAGGAGCTGCAAGCGATAAGTGCGAAGTGCACGGATACTGGGGACGAGGAGGAAGATGACAAGAAGCGGTGGCACGAGACTTTTGTATCCAATCCCTTGGGCTTGTGTCGGATGCTCAAGCACATGAACCTGACCAACGACCCCAAGGTAGAAGAGGCGCGTCAACGCCTTGAGGATATTATGGCAGGTAAAACAAAAGAGATGTTCAAGGATTCCCCAACTGTCCGTGAGGAAGTGAAGGAAGAAGTGGACTCAATTATTAACTCATACGATTGGTAGGAGAAAGAGAATGATTTCAGAAGTATTCACTAGAGATAGCTACGTAATAGCAAACGCTAAAGATGACATCAAAAGCGGTGACGCGGGCAAGTTTTCAAACATGCCGAGAAATGTTTACCACAACCGAAACGATACTGGACCCTTGGAGCAGAGGAATCATCTGGATATCGCCCCTGCTTTGCTATCGCATCTCGGGCATCGTTACTCAGGCTACTCGTTCTACGTTAAAACTCGCACCAGATACAACGAGAAAAGCGAGGAGCGCATGGTCATGCGCGACATATATGTGCTTGATGGTGACGAGCCTGTTGGTCATATCAGTAGAGGGGAGGCTTACTCTAACAATGCGGATGGGTTGGAGTTTAAAAACAACCGCATTAGCCAAGACTTGAAACGTGGGGGTGCAAAGAAGACAACGAAGCTCAGTACAGCAAAGTCTTTGTTCGCCCAATACTTCTATGGCATGACCATACGTGAGCATATGCAAGCAATGGCGTCCAGCGTAAGGTACCAAGTAAGTAACAGCTCGTATCAGTTACACAGAGAGTATGATACTGCACGCAGCAAACTTACTGACTACATCAAGACAGAGGTTGCACGCGCTAATGAAACAGTACTCAAGTTTCTTAAAGACATGGGTAAGGCCGATCTTATTGATGCTTTTCATCACACACAAAACGAGTTGCAGGTAGTAAAGAATATCGAAGGCGTAGTCGATAAAAGAAACGGCTACTATGTTTTGCTGAAAGAAGATGAGTATTTCAAGTGGCACGAAAATGATTCAACACCAAAGCGATTCAAGCGCGATGAGATGCCGAGCGATATGCGGATGGCGTTGGGTCTGCTGAAGATTGCTGACAAGAATACATTTGTGGACGGGGCTGGTTTCAAACTGGCAGATGATAAATTCTTTATTCGTAACGAGGTGCAACTTGATTTTGACAGCTAACAGAATACGACGACGTGGTAAGCAGAAAGAGCCTACGTTAGTACATGTAAACGTGCGTCTACCACAATACGTGGTAGACCATTTCAAAGCTGACCCTAACTATACTCAAGAAATACGAAGGGTCTTAACTGAATATGTGGAGCGTACGGCAGCCGTACGCTGTGAGGAGAACGAGAATGAAATCTCAAAAACGGAACTTGATGATCGCCTTGAATGAAGCGTTCGAGATGGGTAAAACTATAGGAAGAAGTGAGGAGTTAATCAAACAAGGGTATGGGCAGGAGATGCCGAACAAAAGCCGAAAAATCCTTGAACAAGCACAACGCCACCGCCTTGAATGGTTGGTTAATTGGTGGAGTCACATACTTGAGGAGAGAGAAAAATGAAACGACCAGACTTAAAGATTTTACAGCTTACTAAGAAAAGGTTAGACCCTTTAGGCAAAGTAGTATCAAAAAATTATTTTGATAGAGTGTTGAGTTCTCCACTTTTATGGTTTGGAGACAGAGACTTTGACACTCTTGCGGATGAGTGGGATGTACCAGATGCTCCGTTGGTTCACGATAAACAAGAGTGGAGTTTTGATGAATTTGTAATGGTTTACAAGATTGAAACCGAAGATCAATTGGGAAACATGGTCTGTCCTACTCACATGTGGGCGTATGTTTACACTGACCCGGATAAACTTACTCATGAACAAAAACGAGCTTTGGGCATGCGAGAAATGTCCGTTGAACAAGAAGTATCTGAAGTAGAGGTTTTGTACAAAAAACTAGCCGAGGCTCTCCCGCAAAGATTTATTGTCGGGGATAACAAGGATTGGCCGGAAAACAGCGCCGCGTATTTACACATCCAAATGTTTAATGAAGAGGATAACAGTTGCACAGCGTTTGGTGGTTACTTCTTTTGGGCCGATGATCCCAAGCCAGTCCATTGTTTCGTGCCTACTGTGGGTTGTATGTGTGCATTGTTAGAATCTTATAAGGATGACATAGAGGATTTTAACGTACACCATCAAGCAATAAAAGCATTTGCTAGCGAAGCGATGCACTTGTGCATGAAACTTATGACGTACATGAAGTACGGCGAGAAGCACGCGGTGGAGAAGTTCCCAGCGAAACCAAAGAAAACGGTTGGCCCTCTTGCAGAGAAACGTCCGTGGGTAAATGCTAGCGGCCCACACATACTACTGCTAGATCGTTTGCCTAGTACGCAGAAGCCACATCAAGGCGGCACGCACGCTAGCCCTAAACCGCACCGCAGGCGTGGACATTGGAAGACATTGAACCATCCACGGTACAGGCGACATCCGCAGTACCAAAAGAAAATATTTGTTAAGCCTAGTTTCGTAGGCCCAAGACAAACTACGTACGAAGGAAACGTATACCGACTCGTAGACCCTATAGAGGAAAGACTATGACAGGTGAATCCTTCTACCTAGACATCGACGGGGTGACGTGGCAGTACATGCTCGTCACCGACCCAGAAGCTGCACTGTACTGGAACGCGTCTAGTTACAAACTAAGGCTTGGTGATATTCGCATAGCCACAAAGTGTTCGCCCGAAGATCGTAAGAGGCTAAGGCGTGAAATTCTTAAAGACATAGAGGAGACTGACGATGGAATACGATGTTAAAGGCATCCATGAAACTGGTATGCGGTTCTGTATAATTTTTGAGAGGGAGAAAGTTAATCATGACTGAAGATGAAAAGATAGAATGGTTGTCTGAAAAGATATCTAATAAATGGCAAGAACATGAAGCCGGACTAGATAAATTTTTGTCAACTGTAAACCCAGAAACTCCCGCGTTGCTTCTGATTACTTTACTTGTAGCAAAAGCAGCAGACATAGCAGTTGAGGGTAATTGGAAAGAAGAAAGTTTCCTACACCTAGCCGGTTTAGCTTTTGAAGACGGCCAAGGACTCAACTCAAAACACCTCCACTAACTCCCCCAACACCAACGTACGGTAGCCGTACGCTAACCCCCCTTCACCCCGCCTAGTGCGGGGTTTTTTGTGCCTTTACAAAGTCAAGTCTTTACGCTATTCTTTCTGAATGGCGCTTACTCCCGAAAAGAAAGTTAAGAACAAAGTCGTGAAACTACTCAAGGATCACGGCGCTTACTACTTCTTCCCCGCCAGCTACGGAATGGGTCGTAGTGGGGTGCCAGATGTAGTTTGTTGTTACCACGGTAAATTTATCGGCATAGAATGTAAGGCTGGTGACAACAAAGCAACTGCGCTACAACTTAAAGAGCTTGCTGCTATCAGAGAAGCAGAAGGCGTAACCTTTATCATTAACGAAGAGAACGTAGGGGTACTCGACGAGTATCTAAAAAATAATGGAAATGCTGACGATAGACTTCGAGACGTACTACGCTAAGGACTACGGCCTCAACAAACTCACCACTGAAGAGTACATCCGCGATCCTCGCTTCGAGGTTATCGGTGTGGCTGTCAAAAAATTTGGGCAGGAACTATCATCGCGAAAAGCTAGAGCGCCAGTATGGTTTTCCGGCAGCAAAAAACAAATAGCAAAATTCCTATCCCAGTTTGATTGGGACAACTCCATTGCTCTTGCACACAACGCTATGTTTGACATGGCGATCCTCAATTGGCACTTCGACATCCGACCTAAAAAGATTGCTGATACGCTAGCAATGGCACGGGCTATCCACTCCATTGAAGTTGGTGGGAGTCTGGCTGCATTATCCGAATACTACGAACTGGGTAAGAAAGGCACCGAGGTGCACAGTGCTATTGGAAAGAAACGGCTGGACTTCACAACAGAAGAACTTAAAGCCTACGGTGGCTACTGCGTACAGGACGTAGAACTTACCTTTAAGTTATTCAACGTGTTGAAGAAAGATTTCCCGAACTTTGAACTGGCCTTGATAGACCTGACAATCCGCATGTTTAGTGAGCCGAAGCTATGCCTAGACTTAGGTGTACTCAACGCGCACCTTGAGGATGTTGTAGGTAAGAAAGAAGCCCTAATGGCGAAGGTCAAACACGACAAGAAACAACTAACAAGTAATCCACAATTTGCCGAACTACTACGGGAATATGGCATCGAGCCGCCACTCAAAATAAGCCCCACAACAGGTAAGGAGACTTACGCATTCGCTAAAAGCGATGAAGGTCTTAAAAAACTCCAAGAACACGAGAATCCAGAGGTTCAAGCTATTGTGGCTGCTAGACTAGGGGTAAGGTCTACTATAGAGGAGACACGCACCCAGAGGTTCATTGACATAGCTGGTAGGGGTACACTACCTATCCCGTTACGTTATTACGCGGCCCACACAGGGCGCTGGGGAGGTGACGACAAGATCAATATGCAGAACCTACCCCGTGGATCACAGCTCAAGAAGGCTATGTGCGCCCCTGCTGGGTACAAGTTTGTGGACTGTGACCTGTCTCAGATAGAAGCACGGACACTAGCGTGGCTGGCCGAGGAGGACGACCTAGTTGAGGCGTTCGACAGAGGGGACGACGTATACAAGATAATGGCCTCTGCTATCTACGACAAGCCTGAAGACCAGATAAACAAAGAAGAAAGGTTCGTTGGTAAGACTACTATACTAGGTGCAGGGTATGGCATGGGTGCTCTTAAGTTTAAGGCCCAGCTTAAAAACTTTGGGGTGGAGCTAGAACAGGAAGAATGTGACCGCATCATAAAGGTATACAGAGAGACATACCCAGAGATACCACGGCTATGGCGGGAAGCAGGAAGGGCACTAAACACTATTATGAAAGACCAGACTGGCTCTTTCGGACGCCCCGATATACTTGAGGTTGAGGGGAATAGCGGTATCCGGCTACCCAACGGCCTGTATATAAAGTACCCAGAATTGCGAAAAGAGACTGACGAAGAGGGTAAATCGGAGTTATTGTACAAGACCCGCAAGGGTAGGGCGCTTATGGATACTAGAATATATGGAGGGAAAGTAATCGAGAACGTGTGTCAGGCGCTGGCACGGATTGTTATCGGTGAACAACTGCTCCGCGTAGCCCAGAAGTACAAAGTCGTGATGACGGTACACGATGCCATAGGGTGCATTGTCCCAGAGGATGAAGTAGAAGAGGGTATGCGCCTAGTAGAGAAAGTTATGAAGATCAGGCCCAAATGGGCACCAGACCTGCCTCTCGACTGCGAGGGTGGGTATGGTGATTCCTACGGAGCTTGTTGATGGCCCCAGCGGGCGGTGGGTAGGGTTTTACTATTTTTCTCCCTAAAAACACCCGCAGCATACAACATTGGAACTACTCCCCTTAGTCGAGAATGGTGTGCCAATACCATATCTTGACAGGCGTTCTCTTTCTCTGATGTGTGTATGCCGAGGAAACCGCGCTAAGGTTAGTCGTGCCCTACCTTGAGAGGGCACGCATTGAATTGAGGAGCTTATGAAAGTACGAATAGAGTTGGAACAACAAGACGTAGAAGAAGCCATATTGTTGATTAAAAGGCTTACTGATGCCTTAGAAAGAGTAGAAGAATTTATAGAGGAACAAGACGGAGATGGCGAAGAAGGGACATAAAGATTTGCACCCAAAGATTATATCTATGGCAGAGAAAGGTATGAAAGGTGTTGATATAGCTGCTGAACTAGGGCTAAGTCCCAACAGCGTCAGGACAATACTTTTTAACCACGGGGTTAAGTTAAAGACCCCGATAGGCAGACCTATGGTGGACAACCCTGTCCGCAACAGGTTCAGAGTGCCGAAGGTACACAAAGGGCCGGAGCAGGTGATGCCAGACCCGTTCATGCGAGCTTTAAATAAAGATGTATAAAGAGTTGGAACAGAAGTGTAAATGCGGCCAGAAGATGCTTGAGGTGCTTGGCTATGTAGAGAAGCAAGACGGTGATGAACACCCGAAAGCTTTCCGTAAAGGTTGGTACTGCCCGTGGTGTAAAAATTGGGAAGACGCAATACTTAGAGAGAAGATTGTAGAGGAGGAGTAGGTATGGTGAGCCAGTTGATGTGCGTAGCCCTAGCTATCTATTTTGAAGCTAGAGGTGAACCAGACGCTGGGCAGATTGCAGTCGCTCACGTAGTCCGAAACAGAATCGAAGACCCACGCTACCCAGACAATGCGTGTGATGTAGTAAAGCAGGGTTACTACTGGAACGGTAACCCGATACGAAACATGTGCCAGTTCAGCTTTTACTGTGATGGCAAACCAGAAGACCCGCACGATGAACGAGCTTGGCGCGATGCGTTATACATAGTGCACCTAAGTGGGTTGATTCCTGATATTACAGGAGGTGCAACGCACTACCACAGCACCAAAGTATTCCCCGAGTGGGCGTACACGGGACAGGTTACAACTAACATACACAAGCATGTGTTTTATACAGGTATAAAGTAAATGTACGAATACAAAGCAACAATAATTAGAGTCGTCGATGGAGATACAGTAGATGTTGATATTGATCTTGGTTTTGATTGTTGGGTTCGTAATCAGCGTATCCGTCTTTTCGGCATCGATACTCCGGAATGTCGCACTAGAAATAAACAGGAGAAAGCAC